ATCTCAGGGTTCGCTGTCATCGTTATTTGTTTCATACAGTGTAAATATACAAAACACCTGTGAGATATAAAAGAAAAAGTGCAAAGTCCTGATGGAAATTGCACTCTCTAGTTTCATTTGTTGTCTTGGTGAAAGACTCGGGTTTCTGGGGCGTGGTCCTCTATGGCTTCTATGTCTTTAGCGATACCGTTGGTTGATATCCAAACGTAGACTATCGATCCGATTGCAAGTGCGCCAAGGACTATCAGCGCGGTTGTCATGACTATGGGGTTTTAGATGGTTTCTTCTTTTTGGCAGGCTTGTCCTCCTGTGTCGGTGTGGGGTTGTCCGCCAAGGCCTGATCGACCTTGTAATCTCTCACGTTCTTTTTCCACTCGGACTTTGAAACGTACTGTCCCTTGCCGCCTTTAACGAATTGATTCGCCTCTTGATCGTGCAACCTTTTGTAGGTTTTGCTCTTTGCTACGTAAACTGTTTTCATACTATAACTGTTTTATTTTCAATGTTTTACTCTTCTTCTTCAAACTCTATGATTTCGTCGTCGTCAGATTCGTAGGACTCCTTTACGCTATTCACATAAAACTCTATGGCCTGATCTGTGTGATCGGACTTGGTCTTGCCCTGTACCGTGTGGCTGAGACACTCTGAGTATCCGAGCGATCTGCCGTATTCCAAAGCGTCTTTGACTTCTGCGAGTACGTCTTCGAGGGTTACCAGTATTAAATCTTCCATGGTGGTGTGTGTTTACTCTTCGTCGTGTAATATAAGACCGGACGACATGTTACCGCCTGTCTCTGCTAAGTTTGTCTTGCCTTTGTGTAGTAGTTCGAACAGCTTCTTCTTTATCTCTTTGATCGAGGTAACGTACTGTTGTACCTGCTCCTGTTCGTCTGGACTAAGGGTCTTGATCGCCTCTTTTATCTGTGACATCTCTGTGTTTTCTAATAAATATCTGGTGGTTGTGCAGAGGATTTCAGTCTTTCCAATTCCGCCGCTAGTTTTGGGTCCCTTATGATTTGGACCGATGATACTTCGTGACTCTCTTCGCCTTCGGTTACTATCAACCCGGTGAATTTCTTTGCTTCGGAGTGTTCTACACACGTAGTCTTATATCCTAATGCTGCCCTTTTGGGGTGTATTTCTTTGTTGCAGACTTTGCAATAATATACCTGTTCTTCCATAACTTCTTAAAATTAACCTAAATTATTGACAAAGAGAAACCTATCTCTCGTGTTCTTGTTTATAATGTTTATTTATTTTTGCGTTCTTCTTTCTTATGCTTAAGATAATGACCGTTGAGAAAAACACCGCGTATACGTAAAAGTTGAGTGCCATAGCGTTACTAGGATTTGTTGGTTATCATAAAGTTGAGTATGGTCTTCTGTAAATCGTTTAGGGCCCTTGTGTTGTCCTCTATGAGTTTGGACATCCTGTCCCTCTCTTCAACGAGAAGATCGTTCATTTCCCGTTGAACCCTGTCTATCTTTTCTTCGAGCATAGTGTTCCTCTCTACCAGTTTTTGGTACTGTTGGAATGCCACGTATGCCAATACCACCGTGATTACACCGAGTATGCCGTACTGTAAAACGTAATTCTGTATACCCTCGCCGTTTGGTATCGATGTGACTTCTAGTATGGTTCTTAACATTTGGGTAAATTTGCTAACAATAAATATCTGCTATTTACCGGAGTTGTAATAATCCTTGACTCCGTTGACGTAAAGCTTTAACCCTGCTATGTTTATGTGAACCCCGTTAAAGGTGAGGTAGAAGGTAAACATCAACCAGGCCAGTATCCTCAGTACGTTTGGTACGTTTAGTTTCTTCTTAGACATCGGTCGTTTTGTTTATGCGACTGTGTCTCTCTTTGTACCACGGGTTTATGAGATCGTTCTTGCTTACTCGAGAACCAACCTTCATGTGTCCCGCCCAGGAGTTAAAGTCAAGTGACGTGTCTGGGTGATACGTTGTGAAATACGGTTGCCTTTCCATGATGTTTTCGCCTTTGGCTTTAACGCCGAATATGATGTGTTTTATCCTGCTCATAAATTTCATTTTGTGAATTAATACTATGACCTTAAATCAAACCTGTAGTCTTCTGAACTCAACCTGCTAAGGGATGCGATTGCCTCTATGGCGTTGGTGTGTTCTGGCGTCACCCCTTGTAGGTACTGTGTACCGGTCGAAGGACAAACCATCTTCACCCATGCAAACGGTTGGTCGTCTATCTCTTCGAACGTGTCCTCTGTCTTGAGTAGCGTAACCTCTTCAAGCTCTCCGTTGGCGTGGACTACGGTCTGCTTGTCAACCTCTACGGCTCCAAGCAAATCGAGCATGCCCTTTTGACCCAGGATTTCGTACCATGCGCCCTTGTGGTCGGAGTTCTTTTCCTTGATGAATTCTTCTCGAGTAAGTTCTTTGGCCTTGTTGAATATGTTTGCCGGTATGTGGCGACCGTTGATGTAGTAGCAATCGTCCCAAGCTGTGCAGGGGTATGTGCTGTCCCAAGTCACCGCCTGGTATGCAGGGTTGTGTAGACGGTTCTGAGCGTTGCGAACTATCTTTGTTGGATATTTGCTCACGATGCAGACCTCTTCGCAGAATATGGCCGAGTAGATGTTGGCCGAGTGATTGAGTCTTTCTAACGTATCGAGCTCTGCTGCAGCACCGGTTACTTCGATCTTAAACTCGTCTTTGATAAATTTGTACCACGTGTAGTAGTACCTGGCGTAGATGCCTATCGCGAATAGCGAAGACTCTACGAACTTCATCTGACCCCTGTTCTTGGAGATGTAGTCTTTGAGTTCCTGTTCTGGGATGTTGTTGATTCCCTGTGCCGCCGCTTCGATCATGTTCTCGTTATCGGTGAGATAGTGGAATATGACCTTTGCCTCGAGGGGATTCTCTGTAACGATCAGGTGTTTGGGACGTGGCTTTTCTGCCATGTCGTACAACTTATTGACAAGCTCCAATGCATCGTCGAATCTGAAGTTCTCGTGGTTTTTTCCGTCAAACACGCCATCGAGTGCGTGCTCTATGTAATCCGGTATCTTGGCTTTAATCTCGTCTGTAAACTGTTCGAGAGTTATCATAACTTTTATTTTTGGTATATCGTAAATGTAATAAAACCTTTTGAATCTAAAAAGAATAAGTTTTAAGTTGAGACGTGCTGAATGGATTTATCTCATTCGTCTAGCTATACACCAGTGGTCTCTTCCTCAACCTAAAGACTTAGTCGATTACTTTCTCCATTAGTTTAGAGAAAGGGTTGTAACTGTTCTGAATCCAGAACTCGTAGTTACCGGCTGGGATGTGGAGAGGATCGTGGTCTGCTTTTTGGATTTCTTTTGTGCTTACCCAGTCGCTTTCTTTGAAATAAGACTCGTGGATGTGTTGAAGCGTAGCCCCATCGCTACCCACCGCTGCAAAGAAGGTTCCGTCTTCGGCCATGAATAGCTGAACGTCGCCAGTCAAGCAGTGTTGGTGTCCAGAGTGTTCACCGTAAGCCAACGGTTGGTTTTTAACTTTCTTTAGGTCCTTTGGTAGGCTGGCCAGTTGACGGAATTGCACGTCGCCCTGATGGCCTTTGATTAATTTGGTACTCATATGTTTAAAGATTTGTGTTATACTAATAAATACTATTGTTAAGAGAAAAGATCCACCACACCCTAAAGCATGATGGATCTTAGATTAGTTCATCAAGCTTTAAAACCTAAATAAGTTCTGAGTTAGCTAGACGGCCGCGTACCATGTCGAATGCTTCGTTCATGATTCGAGTGTTGAACTCTTTGCCTGACATAACGTCACTAACGTGTGTGGTAGAGTAACCTGTACGTTCAGCTACGCGAGAGATGTCTCCTTTACGGATGCGACGATTGGCGATTACTGCCTTTTGAATGTACGTGCGGCTTCTGTAGTTTGCCGGACGATTTGATTTTCGAATTCTCATTTTTGAGATTTATTTGGTTAACAATAGATACTACATTATAAAAGTAAACGAAAG